GATGCTTTTGCTGATATGTGTAACTTGCGTTGTGCTTCTGACACACAGGTAGAGACACAAAACGTTGCTCTACAGATCAGTCGTAAAATGCGTAAGCTATTCCCCGTATCATGGGAAGCATTAGTGAGGTAGAAAGCAATGACCTATGCAGTAGAGATTGAGATTGAACTAGGTGAGTACACCTTTGTCCGTAGGGAGAACCCTTGGACAGAAGACCATAAGGTATGGGTATTCAACAACAGGTGGGAAGCAGAAGAAGAAGCTAAACGGTGGAACACAGGAAGAGTTGTACCTTATATTTTTTATGGAGATGCTAATGGAAATCGCTCTGATAAGAACATTACTTGACAAGGACTTCTATGAAGATCACAAGGGTATCCGTACCCCGGACAAGTTGTTCACAGCAGAACTACGTAAGATAAAGAACACGTTAGACTACGCTATGCAGCAGTACGATAAGACTATCACACCTGCTGAGCTTGAGGCGTTGTTCTTTACACGCAACGTCCTTACTACATCTAACAAAGATATGTACAAGGATTTGTTTAAGAAGATAGACAGAGAGAAACCTCTATCAAAGGAGATTGCACAAGAGGTACTATCAAAACTATTCCAACAGGTAGTAGGTGAAGAGATTGCTAAGCTAGGTTTCCAGTATGTTAATGGAGCAGAGAAAACACTAGAGCCTATGCGTCAACTGCTATCCACCTATCAGGATGACTTCATGCCTAACCTCAAGATAGATTGGGGTGACATATCTATTGACAGTTTACTTGAGGCTAACGATGTACAGTCTAAGTGGAAGTTTAACATACCGTCCCTACGCAACCGCATAGAGGGTATCAGTGGGGGTCACCTAGTTATCGTAGGGGCAAGGCCAAACACAGGTAAGACCAGCTTCCACGCCTCTCTCATTGCGTCTGACGATGGGTTTGCTAGGCAGGGCGCTAAGTGTATCGTCCTGTGTAACGAAGAGCATTACTCTCGTGTAGGTGCTAGGTATCTGAGTGCTGCTACTGACATGTCTATGGAAGAGGTCAAGGGTAACTACGCCTTAGCTAACACAAGATACAAACCAGTGCATGACAACATCAAGATATACGACAGCACAGGTAAAGACATGTCTTGGGTTGAAGCTGTAGTCAAAGCATACAAGCCTGATGTATTGGTGCTTGATATGGGTGACAAGTTTGCAACACGTAACACAGATAAGTCAGACATCTACTTGAAAGAGGCAGCGATACATGCTAGGAATATTGCGAAGCAGTATGACTGTGCAATCATATGGATGTCTCAGTTGTCTGCTGTAGCTGAAGGTAAGGTGTACGTGGATCAGTCAATGATGGAAGGCAGTAAGACAGGCAAGGCAGCAGAGGCTGACCTTATGATACTTATTGCTAAGAACCCTGTAGTAGAAGGGCAAGATGAGCAGGACACACAGCGACACCTTAACATAGCTAAGAACAAGTTACGTGGTGGATGGCACGGTGTTGTACACTGCGAACTAGATGGAGCAAGAGCGAGGTATATGGCATAATGAAACGAGTACTAGACGTAGAGAACAGTATTACCTTACGTAACGGTAAGATATTTAACGACCCCTTTGAACCTACCAACACGCTGACAGAGGTAGGTGTGCTGTGCTTAGAGACAGACGAAAAGGATTTACTTTGCTTTGATCACTCAGAGCGCAATGACTCAGAGGAAAACAAAGCTAAACTACAGGCATGGCTAGACACAACAACACTACTGATAGGTCACAACTTACAGTATGATCTGTCTTGGTTGTGGGCTAGTGGTTTTAAATATGATGGAGATATATACGACACCATGCTTTCGGAGTATATCTTGCAGCGTGGACAGAAACAACCGCTTAGCTTAGAGCAATGTGCAATACGCAGAAACTTAGATCATCAAAAGGATGATACGCTAAAGCAGTATTACAAGAAAGGATACAATACAAATGAGATACCCTTGGATAAACTCAGTCACTACCTTGAGCTTGACTTGCGTACTACTGGTGAGTTGTACAAGTCTATCGAAGAAGACTATGCCGAACCCACCGCCCACTCCCTCAGAAGTATTCAGGACATTACCTTCCGTACCTGCCGCACCTTGGGACGAATGTACATGTCTGGAATCAGGGTGGATAAACCCGCCCTTGAACACGTCAGAGATGAGTTCCAACGGGAAAAAGCAGATATCGAATCCCGGTTGTCCTCAGAGGTGCGAACCTTAATGGGCGCTACGCCTATAAACTTAAACTCACCAGAGCAACTATCGCAGGTTATCTTTAGTCGTAAGATACACAACAAAAAAGAATGGTCAGACTTGTTTGAGTACGCTGATAAACCAGAGGACTACAAGTCAATCATATCAGCTAACAGTAATCTGATGTTAAAGACTATACCTTTACACTGTAGTACATGTGATGGTAAGGGTACAACCTTCAAGACTAAGAAGGATGGAACACTATTCAAGAAAGGAAACATATGTAAAGACTGTGGTGGCAAGGGCTACCGACTTAAAGAAACTAAACAGATGGCAGGGCTAGGCTTTAACCCACCGCCAAGTAGAAAATGGATAAGCTATAATGGCTTCGCAACAGGAAAGGATAAACTAGATGCGCTTATTGCAACCGCTAGTAACAATGGGATGGATTCAGCAAAGGGATTCTTACAGGATGTTAAAAGGCTTAGTGCTATTAGCAGCTATCTCAGTAGCTTTGTGGACGGTATTTCAACCTACACTAAACAAGACGGATTCTTACACGTCAACCTTACCCAGCACATCACCAGTACAGGTAGATTCTCTGGAAGAAACCCAAACATGCAAAACATGCCTAGAGGTGGAACCTTCCCCGTAAAGCGTGTGTTTATATCTCGCTGGGATGGTGGTCAGATTATGGAGTGTGACTTTGCTCAGCTTGAGTTTCGTGTCGCAGCTTTCCTTGCACAAGACAAGACTGCTATGGATGAGATCGACACAGGCTTTGATGTACACAGCTACACTGCTAAGGTTATCAGTGATGCAGGGCAACCTACGTCACGTCAAGATGCCAAGGCCCATACCTTCGCCCCTCTCTTTGGGGCAACAGGGTATGGCAGAAGTAAGGCAGAGGCTGCGTACTACACACACTTCACTCAGAAGTATAAAGGTATAGCTGAGTGGCACAAGAAGCTAGGCAATGAAGCCGTTAGGTTTAACAAGATCACCAACGTAAGTGGTAGGCAGTACGCCTTCCCTGACGTTACACGTAGGCCTAACGGTACACCATCTCACTTTACTATGATTAAGAACTACCCTGTTCAAGGCTTTGCTACAGGTGATGTAGTCCCGGTTGTTCTTAACGAAATGGATGATAGACTAAATAGTTATCACTCATGCATTGTAAATAGTGTGCATGACTCTATGGTTATAGACGTACATCCAGATGAGAAAGATCAAGTATTACAAATAGTTAGCTACCTCAATGACAACCTTGGTGACTTGATTGAGAGAGCTTACAATGTAAAGATGAATGTACCTATGTTATTAGAAGCTAAGATAGGTAACAATTGGCTTGACACAGTAGACGTTTAATGGTATAACATGGCTTCTAACTTTATGAAAGGACATAGAATGAATAATGTAGTTCCCCTAAGTGTACAGAACATGAACCTAGCAGATGCAATGGGTTTTTCTTCTAGTACTGGTACATCTAAACCAACATCAGACTTGTATCGTGTATCTACAGGAGTGATCCAAGAAGTAGTAGACGGTAAGGTAGCAAACTCACCTGTATTTAAGATTAAGAAGGGTGATGATTTGTTTCTTAGTCGGTCAATAAGTGTTCGCTTTTTTGTTGAGCGTCAGCGCTGGCAGAAGTGGGACAGTGTAGTCAATGCTTTCCAACGTACTGTGATGTCTACTAACTTAAACGCAGACCTAAAGGACACACTAGGTACGTTTAACTTAGGCCGACCATCAGGGTACATCAAAGACTTCAACGCATTACCTAAAGACCAGCAAGACTTTATCCGTAGCGTTAGTCGTGTAAAGGTTCTGATGGGTATGGCTACCTTTGGTGACACCTTCACAGAGGATGGTGAGCCTTCTGTAGAGCACAACGGTGAAGTTCCTGTGGTGTTTGATGTAAAGAACAGAGAAAGCCTACAGTCTCTTAACGATACTATTGGCAAGCTTATGACTAAGCGTGTGTCACCTGTTGAGAACTTGATAGGCCTAACCCCTGAGACACGATCAATGCCTAACGGTAATATGTTTGCTGTTATCAGTGCATCATTAGGTGCTACTGTAGGTTTCTCTGATGGTGACAACGACACGTTAAGTAACTTCATTGATTACGTGGAGCGTAACAACGAGTATATCCTTAGTAAGTGGGAAGAGTTAAACGTAGAGCGTATCTCTGATGAAGAAGAAGATATCGTTTCTAAGATCGTTGACGTGCAGGACTTTGAGTAATGCAGCATGTAGCGGAGTTAGCTATTCATTCATTCCTTAGGGGTGTGCTTGATGGTAAGGCCTCTATGCCTGACGATGTTATTGACAAAGTAGCAGAGGATGTACGTGCGGCTCTTACCAAACAGTTTCAGGATGACGCTAAGAAGCGTGAGTTTAAACTAAGGATGTCCAACATTGGGCGTCCTACCTGTCAGCTTTGGATGCAGAAGAACCACCCCGAACAAGAGGTGTCTAAGCCTGTATCCTTCAAGATCAACATGATGATTGGTGATATTGTAGAGGCTGTGTTCAAAGGTATCCTACGTGCAGCTAAGGTTGACTTCCAAGACAACGACCGGGTTGCATTACAAATAGCTAAAGGTAAGGAGATTAGCGGAGAGTATGACATGGTGCTTGATGGTAAGGTGGATGACGTAAAGTCTGCATCGCCGTGGTCCTATGAGCATAAGTTCCAAGACTTCCACACACTAAATAAAGACGATACCTTTGGCTACGTATCACAACTCGTAGGTTACGCTAAGGCTGCTGACAAAGAAGTAGGTGGCTGGTGGGTAGTCAACAAATCAAATGGTGACTTCAAGTATGTCTCTGCCAGTGAGGTAGATCAAGACAAGACTATGAGTGACATTGAAAGCACGTATGATTACATCAACAGTGATGCGCCCTTTGAGCGTTGCTTTGAGCCTGTGCCTGAGACTTACAGAGGTAAGGCTAGTGGTAACACGAAGCTGTCTAGGACGTGTGGGTGGTGTGACTTCAAGCACAAGTGCTGGCCTAATCTACAGGCTCTACCCTCTAAGGTTTACAAAGGTGGTAAGACACCCCCAACAGTGGAGTATATATCCGTTGCCCAAGCCAAAGAGGAAGCATAACCCAAGAAGGTATCGCAGTGGACTAGAGCGTGAGGTTGCTGCGTACCTCAAAGACAAACAACGTATGGTCAGGTACGAGGTTCTAAAGATAGAGTGGGAAGACCTACGATATAGAACCTACACGCCTGACTTTATGCTAGATAACGGTATCATCATAGAGACTAAGGGTATCTTCGATAGTGAAGACAGACGTAAACATTTAGAGGTACGCAAGCAACACCCCCAGCTAGACATACGCTTCGTGTTTAGTAATTCTATGGCGAGACTATATAAAGGTTCTAAGACTAGGTACTTCCAGTGGTGTGAGAAGAACGACTTTATCTGGGCGCACCGTGTCATACCTGAGGATTGGCTGAAAGAAAAAGGCAGAGTAATAAAGAGTAAGAGGATTATCTTAAAAGAAAAGGTAGATAAATGAAACGTTACATAGAAGATGATGAGGTGGCCTTGATATTAAAACCTGCGAGTTTTGATGAAGATGGCTGGACAGGAGAGTTGAGTACAGGATTGCTAGTAGGTGAGTTAAAAGAGTTACAACTAGAAGACGCAGCTTACCTTGTACATTTAGCTACACTTATGGGTGCGTTCTTACATAAGGCACAGCTTGATGAAGACCTGTATGACGAAGTAGAAAGTTACAGGAATGATAAAATGGGTGTTGACGATCCTTTAGAAAAAAAGTATGAAGAAGTAGAAGGAACAGACGGTAAGGTAGTAAAGCTTACACGTTTCACTAAAACATTTGGGAGTGCTTAAATGTCAGACTACGATCCAGTAAGTAAGCCTATGCATTACGCATTGAGTGGTATAGAATGTATTGACTATATCAAGGAGAGACTAACACCAGAAGAGTTTAAAGGGTACTGCCACGGCAACCTTATTAAGTATCAACACAGGCACAACTACAAGGGCAAGCCTATAGAGGATATGGAGAAGGCACAGTACTATCTAGTGAAGATGCTAGAGTCAATGAGGGAGATGCATAAATGAACAAGAAGTTCAGTGTCACCTTTGTGGTTGAGGTAGAAGAGGATGGAAACATTCTGTCATTAGTTGAGGATGCACACACAGAAGATATATATGACTTGATACACAACACCTTCCATGACATAGATGATATAGAGATAGATAAGCTACAAGTAAAGGAGAGATGGTAATGATTACGCAAGATGATATTGATGCGTTCAAAAGGTTCAACGATGTAGACTACTTACTCAACGAGTATCAAGACATGGCTGCATCTACTGCAATCTACAAAGCAGAACATCAAGTAATCTACCCTGCTTTGGGCTTAGCTGCGGAAGCCGGGGAAGTTGCAAATAAAGTAAAGAAGATTATGCGAGATGGTACGTTTGATCGTGATGGTATTGCAGATGAGGTAGGTGATTGCCTGTGGTACATTGCTGCACTGTGCCGTGATCTAAACGTAGAGATGTCAGTGGTAGCTAAGAACAACATAGCTAAGCTAAAGGCACGAAAAGAAAAAGGGACACTTAAAGGAAGCGGAGACAAACGATAATGGATAACTACTTACCAACAGACTATCAATCATTTATACACAAATCTAGATACGCAAAATACTTTGATGATAAAGGGCGAGAGTCTTGGAGTGATACAGTAGAACGCTACATGGATAATGTAGTACGCACTAAGATTGGTGATGACTCTTACGTAAACAACATACGTGATGCTATACTGAACCTAGATGTCATGCCCTCTATGAGAGCTATGATGACTGCTGGACCTGCATTAGAGCGTGACAACACTGCAGGGTACAACTGTAGTTACCTACCCGTAGATGACCCTAAGTCCTTCGATGAGGCTATGTTTATTCTCTTGTGTGGCACCGGGGTGGGCTTCTCTGTTGAACGGCAGTTCATCTCTAAGCTCCCCGAAATCCCCGACCTCTACGATAGTGAAACCATCATCGTTGTCAGGGACAGTAAGGAAGGTTGGGCTAAGTCTTTCCGTCAATTGCTGGCACTCCTATGGGCTGGTGAGATACCTAAGTGGGACATCTCTCGTGTACGCCCTGCAGGTGCAAGGCTAAAAACTTTTGGCGGTAGAGCCTCAGGCCCAGCGCCTTTGGTTGAACTGTTTAACTTTGCTGTACAGACATTCAAGAATGCACAAGGGCGCAAGCTGTCTAGTATTGAGTGCCATGACCTGATGTGTTTTATTGGTCAGGTTGTAGTGGTTGGCGGTGTACGCCGTAGTGCTATGATCTCTCTGTCTAACTTGAGTGATGATCGTATGCGTCACGCTAAGTCAGGACACTGGTGGGAAACAGCACAGCATCGTAGTCTAGCAAACAACAGTGTGTCTTACACTGAGAAGCCAGACATGGAAACTTTTATGAGAGAGTGGCTTTCTTTAGTTGAGAGTAAGTCAGGTGAGCGAGGAGTATTTAACCGTGAAGCAAGTAAGAAGCAAGCCGCTAAGAATGGTAGGCGTGATCCTGAACACGAGTTTGGAACCAATCCGTGCAGTGAAATCATTCTTCGTCCGTATGAGTTCTGCAATCTTACAGAGGTGGTTGTACGATCCACTGACACGATTGAAGACTTGGAGCGAAAAGTCAGATGCGCCACTATACTTGGGACAATCCAAAGCTCGTACACAAAGTTCCCCTACCTCAGAAAAATCTGGCAACGAAACACAGAAGAAGAACGGCTCTTAGGTGTATCTCTTACAGGTATCATGGACAACCGACTACTAACCACAAAGAACAGAGGGCTAGATAAAACGCTAGAGCATCTAAAAGATGTAGCTGTTATCACAAATGCTGAGTGGTCACATCGTCTAGGCATACCTCAGTCTACAGCTATCAGCTGCGTCAAGCCAAGTGGAACGGTGTCACAACTTGTTGACAGTTCAAGTGGGATACATGCACGTCACAGCCCCTACTACATCCGTACTGTACGTGGAGATAACAAAGACCCACTCACGCAGTTTATGAAAGATGTAGGTATTCCTAACGAACCTGAGAATGGTAAGCCAGAGCAGACAACGGTGTTTAGCTTCCCTGTTAAGTCACCCCAAGGTGCAGTAACACGTAACGACATGACTGCTATTGAGCAACTTGAGCTTTGGTTAATGTATCAGCGTCACTGGTGTGAACATAAACCTAGTGTAACTATCACAGTGCGTGACACTGAGTGGATGTCTGTAGGTGCATTTGTGTATGAACACTTTGACGAGATGTCAGGTGTGTCTTTCTTGCCACACTCTGATCATACTTATCAGCAAGCACCTTATCAAGATTGCACTAAGGAAGAGTATGAAGTAGTATTAAGTTCAATGCCAGATAGAATAGATTGGTCTAAGCTCTCTGAGTATGAACAAGAAGACAACACTGTGGCAATGCAAACAATGGCTTGCTCTGGTGATGTGTGTGAAATAGTAGACCTAACATAAAGGAGATTATTATGGTTGAAGCATTTCAGTTTTTAGTAACAGCAGTTATTGGTTTTGGCATCGTAGATTCCGTTGTAGTACCTGCTGTAACATATGGAGTTGACTTAGTTAAGTCGGTCTTATGAAGTGGATACTAATATTTATTATGTTTAATAATGGTATGCACCACGTACAGAGCCAGCCTATAATGTATGATGAATACGATAAGTGTAGGATGGCTGCTGCAAAAATCAGGAATCTTTTAAACGACACAAAGCCTAATGAAACATTTTACTCCCTAGCATTTTGTGTATCCGTACCTGAAAATGTCTGAGAGCAAGTTAGAACAAGAGGCAAAAAGATTCTTACAGGGAAGAGACAATGACGGTGATGTTGAAAAGCTACGCAAGGAGTTGATCATATTACTTGAAAGGTTTCTACAACAACTAAAAAAATAAGGGGGCTTAGTTGCCCCCTCTTTTCTTTTAATTACCTTTTTTGATATATTGTAGATGGTCTATGTAGGAGTTAAACATATTCAACTCTCGAAAGTTAAAGTCTCGTATGCTTGTTGCGGATACTCCGTTGCGTTGCATGTACTTTAACGCTTCTTCTTGCTGCTCTTTACTGCCTTTAGTAGAAGCTCTGTACCGTAGCCTATCTAAGAAACCGGGATTCTCATAGTAGTCTAACATCTCCCTTGTTTCTTTTCTTGCTTGACTTAGCTCATACTTAACTCTATCTCTACGGTACTGCAGCAAGCTTTTTCCCTCAGGTAGACCCTGCCCCTCAGTAAAACGTTTATCCTTCAACAGCCTAGTCATCTTAGGTTCTAACAAAGGTGCTATAGACTCATTGAATATTCTGTCATACGTGGGTATCTTACCACGCTGATCTGCTGTCCATGTCTGTAGCTCAGCTAATGAGTATGCTTTCTCTGCTGCTGTCTTACCTTGCTTGACGCTTATACCAAGTATACGAGCTAGTGGGTTAGCGTCATATATGTCACCTTCTCGTGTAGCTACTCGTAGCTTTTCACCAGTGATGTTCTCTGTTTCCCCAACCAATACCTCTAGTATATTATCAAAATATTTAGTTGCGCTTTGCGTAAAGACTGCACCACCTCTAGCCTGTCTAACATCTTTAGCTGTATCTGTTTCAGTCAAGAACCCAACCATGCGGTTGACTGCATCAAGAGGCCTAGTAAACCCAGCAGATATATTACCTGTTGTTTTATATAATGCATCAAGTGTTGTGCCTCTGTTACCACCACCCTCGTTAAACATCATATCAAAGATATTGTATAGGTCATTCGAGAACTGTGCATCTCTTGCAACCTGTCCTATAGCAAGCTGGTTTCCTATCTCTTGAATAAGCTCTTTAGGTACAGGCTCACCCTTACGCTTGAGGTTTGCAGCCCTACCCATAGCCAAGAACGCAGACATAGGGAATACATTACGTACATCAACAACAGTACCACCACCTGCGTTAATCTCGTTGAAGGCTAGACCTTGCTTCTCTTGCTTCTCTGAGTAAAGCATAGCTAAACCTAGCCCTGCAGAACCAACCATTGCACGAGACATAGCTTCTACTGATTGGATATCGCCATCCTTAGCTATACGTGCTGCTGCAGGTAGCAAGGAAGCTGGCCCCCACTGGTACGCCGTAGCAACAACGTTATTCATAAATCTACCGAAAGGTATAATAGTTCCTAAGCCCGGTGTGTTGGACGCTTTCTCTACAAACTTTGCTACATCGCCAAGCATCTGATCATTTGTTGTGTAGTCTTTAGAGAACACAGACCTAAGAGTTGTATCAATTGCACCGCCTATAACGTCATCGTCTATTTCTTCTAGCTTACCTTGTTTAAGTACATCGCTTAGGTTTAGTTCTTTGTCTAGCCTTGCACCTTTTAGTCTCAGGTTCTTGTCTAGCTCAGTCATAAACATCTGTGACTTGGTAAACGTGTCTTGCACACGAACACCTGTTATCTCCATAGAGGCGTTTGTTAGTCTCTCTACTGTCTTATATGTAGGGTCATTTGGGTCCATATTAAAACGCTTAGCGCTTCTTTCTACACCACCAGCTACAGTCTCAAACAGTAAGCTCTGTATGTCTGTATTACCTGCCTCATCTTTAATCTCTTTCATCAGCTTCATGTATGAGTCGTGCGTAGTAAAAGGATCAGCAAAGTTTTTCATCTTCTGTGCTTGTATTTGAGCATACACTTTAGCCTGTCTGGTTAGCTCCCTTGCTCCCTTAGCGTCACCTATTGCCAGCTTACTTGCAGCACCTGCCATCATAAGCCCACCAGAGAATATGTCTGCTACGACCTGCCCACTAAAGAACTGACCGTAGCCCATAACGTTTGCAGCCGTGGTTGCAGGGGATGAAACGAGCAAACGCTTCCATACGTTCTGCCCATAAGAGATACGTTTTGCTTTTTTAGCTGTACCTAATAGGCCTTCCTCTTCTAGCGTATCCCTAATCTCTTTACTTTGTAGGGTACTGGCAAGTATCTCGTTACCAGCTACAACACCGTAGTCTATGGTACGTCTAACTTGCGACATGACTGCTAGTTTCTTACCTGCTTTAGATACATCTGCAGCTATAATCTCTCCTATCTCTACGCCAAGATCAGCAGTCTCACCCAACGTCAAACCAACACGATGTCTAAACAGTACAGATATATCCTGCAAGTCTTGTTCAGGCATGAACCTGAGAAGGTTGGTCATAAGGTCAGATACTTTAGTATCTCTGCGTAGCTTTATGCCACGCTCTCTAAAGATGGCTGCAACGCCCCCTCTGTTCTCATTACCTAGCATAATCTCTCTTAGCAACGTTTCAGGTATAGCCGTGTTCTCTTCTAATACAGCTTCACCTGCTTTAACCTTTTCATCCCATCTCTTGATACCATCCTTAATAGCTTTCGTAGCACTCTCCTGATCCTTAACGTCAGGCAGCAGAGGCTTTCCTACTATCTCACGTTTTAGTTTACGCTTCTCTGCTTTGAGTTGGTTTATCTTTCTAGTCTTGGCTGTCTTCTGCCCTTTGGTTGCGGCTGGCATAGCTTCTGCAGCTTCGATGTCTTTGTTTATACTATTTAGTTTGACATTATCAAGTATCTCTGAGGCCACACCTGCACGACTTAATGCTTTAGCTTCAGACACAGCATCACCTAAACCAGACGCACCTTCAAACTTACCAAAGGCGTAATGCAAGCCACCGCCTACACCGCCCAGCGCCAGAGATAAACCTGTCTGTAGCTGACTGTACTCTTCTTGAGCACCTACATCTATGTACATATTCTGGATTGACATATCCTGCAAGCCAGCAATCAAACCATCAATGGCTGTTGTCTGTAGTGCAGCAGCTTTACCAGCTTTTTTTAGTCTGTCCTTAGCCACACCTGATGCTGCAGCTTGTGCTGCCTTGAGGCGCACCTCTGCCTTGGCTACCCTAGCTGCCTTTCTTGCGGCTGCAGCAACCTCTTTACCTGATGCACTCTTAGCAATCATACGCTGAGCCATCAATGTACCTGCTTCAATACCTGCGTTCTCTGCAGCTTCCTTAGTAGCACCACTCTGTGCGGCACGTTTAGCGGCCTGACTTGCGGCTTGCCTTAACGCTTGCTTGCTCCCTTGAGTAACACCCAACGCTGCAGCCTTACCGAAACCACCAGTAAGTACACCCACTAAGTTAGTAGGGTCTGCTACAGCAGCAAACACATAGTCCTTAACACCGTCTATAGCACCATATGCACCATCGTTTACAAAGACATTACCCATACTATCATACAAGTTGTACGCTTCTGCAGCCATAGCCTTCGTGTTATCATCTGCCTTACTGATGAAGCGAACCTCTCCTGCAGTACCTAAAGAGTTAGTGTTGAAGAAACGCATATGGTCAACAAAGTCTTCTACTAAAGCGTCTTTGTCCATGTCCATATAGTCAGCACCTTTGTTAGCTGACATATAGTTTCGTATAGTGTTTACGTTCTCGTACCTAAGAAGGTCTTTCTTTTTAAGCTTCTGTCCCTCAGGGATAGGGCTTTCAAATATCTCTTCATGGTTTTCTAGGGTGATAGGGTTTCTACTGTCTGTAGGTTGCGTAAAACCTTTAGGACCGCTTGGGTCCATGCCCACGCTTTTGTAGAAATCAGATAAAGATTGTGCCATTAATAACCGCCTAGTTTTTTAAGTCTTTTGCCTTTGGCTATACTGCGTACTGTCTTTGCGTAGTTAGGGTCAGTAGCGTAACCTGACCTACCTAGTGCAGCAACCTGTTCTTCTAAAGTAGTGGCAGCAAGGAATGGTTTATAGCGTGGGTTAGCTGTAAGGAAAGCACCATAACCTTTTACGCTATCTGCCAAGTTGTCGTACTGTTTAAATACATCTTTAGTTGCTACCTTTTTACCGTCAACAACTTCGTGTGTAGCAAATTCAATACCCTCACCACCGTGAGCCTTGACACCAAAGAAGCTATTACCTTTTACTTTGCTTCCCCAGCCTGTCTCTACAGCACTCTGTGCGATGATGACACGCTCATCAATGCCTAACTCTGCAGACAACTCTTTAGCAAGAGGCTGTATAGCTTTCACAAACTCTGCCCTAGTTTTAAATGGTCCTGTGTGTACAGGCTTTTCTGGTTTCTCTACAAGAGAGGTTGCTTCTACAGAGTCATTAACCAACCTGCCTGTATTCCAAGAACTTTTTTCTTTAGGTGCATCCGTAACCAACCTGCCTGTATTCCAAGAACTTTTTTCCATATCACTCTTTCTCGTATAATTTTCCATCGGAAGGATCAATAAAGTAAGAGCCAATAGGCAAACTATTAAATATCTTTTGAGCTTCATTAGAACGATAGTCTCCAAAAACAAAAGGGTTATCTTTAGTATACTGTATCTCTTTCTCTGTGTCAACTGTTTCCTGAGGTTTTTTACTTTCTAGGTGCTTCTCAACAGCCTCTGCAACAGTCACTTCAGGGTTGTCTTTCCTTAGTTTTCTGAGGTATGTGTTAAACTCAAGCGGTGTCATGTCAGGGTCTTCATCGTAAAGCCTATCCATAGCTGCTTGATCCCGATCACGATTCTGGTATTCGTTTGTGGGCGCTTTTCTAGAACCATCAGGGTTATGTGTGTCGCCAAACAACTCGTCCCACTCATCTACACGAAGGCCTTGTTCAGGTATTGTTATTTCGCCTCTTCGTATCTTCTCTCGTGTCTCATAGTCTAAGGAAAGCCCTGTAAACCTACTTGTAAAACTATTAGGTCTAGGCGGTACACCTTCCACAACCTTACGATTACTACTGTACGAAATGTTTTCCTCTAACTCTGCAGCTAACTCTTCTGAAGGATCAACTACTGGTTCAGGCTTTGGTGGTGCGGTAGGGTCAGTCATAGATGATGGCTTAAACAGATTTTGTTTAGCTAAGTCTGCGACAGCTCCTGCAATCATATCTTCAGGAACAACCCTTCCATTCATAGTCATACTAGCTACTTCATCTTTTTCATCCATAGTAAATTCATAGATGGCATCGTTAGCATCTTTTATTTGATACGTAACACCTACATCTATTTGCCTATCAGCGAGTACTTTATCTACTATGAATCTTTCTAGGTCTTCTAGAGAAGCATGTCTTGCATACGTAGCCGTGTATAACTCACTACCCAACATCCCTTCTAAGTTTATAGAAGTGTCCTCTAGGAAGCGCCTACCAAACTGTTGAGCGTATGCGTCAATAACACCTGCTTGCTGGCGTTTAATAAGTTCTTTCTTCTTTTCTTTATAATTAGAAGGATAGGTGTCTCGAAGGTTTGCATCCACAGCAGCGTTAATCTCACTCGCATCTGCATAAGCATCTTTAAACGCTGGCCCTACATTTACTGGATTGTATGCCGCCGAAGGTTTAAAGGAGAAGTAGGTGCCGGGAGCCATACTTTCATATGCTTCTTGACGGGCAACCTCATTGATATCCATCATAGAGTAGCCTTCATAGTATGCATCTTTATCTAGCCTAGACCTCACAGAATCTTTAAGACCCATGCCTAGTGCCGACTTTACAAAGCCCTGCTCTTTTGCTTCGTAGCTACCTAGCGATGGTTTAGCAAGACCTATAGACCTAGCGTAGTGTTCTGCTGGGTCCATTGTCTCTGTTGTAAACTCTTCTGGCATTTCAATAAAAGCATCTAACTCGCTTTCACTAAACGTATATGAACCACCTGCGCTGGGCCTCTTCTGTGCTTCTTTCTGTAGCGCCTGAGAGAACTCAAACAAGGCCTTTGGCCCTGCTGCAATGGCTGCATTGATGTGCTTATCTTTAGCGCCCATCTTTTTAAGTAGGTTAATCTCAGTCTTAGCTAGGTTTACAAGCGACCTGCGTTTACCTATAGTGGCTTTATTACGTTCAGCCTTCTCTCGCTGTTCGTCTTCGTAATCCTCTGCGTCTTGTATACGTTTCTGGATAGCCTTAGCTTGATCGCCTAAAAAAGCTGTAGCAAATGCTTTCATACTCATAGTTATACACCTCTCGCCATAAGACCTGCACCCTCAGGCGGCATAGGCTCTTCTGCAGGTTCTGTTACTTGTTGTATTTCTTCTGCCTCAGGCGGTTGTTCTTCAGCCATCTCTTGAGGTGCTTCTTCGTCAGAGATAAGATAGTCAGCCATAGCCTGTAGCATAGTTGTACCTTCGTCTTGCGTATCTGCTTCACGTACAGCAGCTTGCAGAAGCATAGCAATCTTAGCTTCTTCTTTCTGTCGCTTCTCTTTCTTGAAGTCTTTGTTTGACATCTTGTAGTCAATGTCGTAGCTACGTGCTACAGCCGCAAAGTATTCAGACAAGGCAGGTGCAATAAGAATACCTACATCTAAGCTGTGTATACCACGCATAACGTTAGAGAGATACAGAGCCTTAACCATAGGCATGATAGCAACACCTGATTCCACGGCTACCATAAAGTCATCAATGACCTCATCATCTGATAGACGTTGCATGTAATACTTTAGTGCTTCTTCTACAGAAGCTATCTCAGGGGGTCTTTCCCACTGACGTTCACCCGGTTTATGTGATGTTAAAGATGCGCCCGGAATAGGTTTACTATATTCTAATACTGGCATTTTGCTTTCCTATTTAGTGAACCCTGCACCAAAGTACAGGCCTACGATTGCTGATACTATATGTGTGTCTAGTGGTGTGATTACAAAGCCCTGCGCTACCTTCCACTGTATTGCTTCATCAGGTCCAAACAACCAGTTAAGGAAACCACCAGTGGCCTCTGTGTAACCTACGTAAACACCAACCTCAGGATACCACACAGCGACTAGCTTTGGCAAGACAATAATGCTGAACACTGCAGATAATGCTATGATCCTACGTGTCCAAGCAAAGTGCTTGTCGTTCTTTCCTGCATCCCTAGCTGTATTAACTTGGTCTGCTCTGAACTGTGCGTTGGCAAGCATCATCTTATTCTGCTCTTGTTTGTTCTTCATGCTCTGACCCCAGATAGACATGAAGCCACCTAGTAGGGTGGAGAAAAGCATTGTGATTAGTTCTAAGGGTAAGCCAAACATTAATTAACTGGCCCTAAATTAATCTCAAATACCCTTCCTTGGTCTTTCGGGTTATCACCTTTGTAATCTCTAGAGCCTAGTACAAACCCTGCAGCACGTACCATTTCGTAGTTTAAGTCGCCGCTAAAGATGGCCTTTAAAACCTCAGTCTCCGTAAACTTTCCAGCCTCTATAGCTTTATCATACTGATCTGGTGTATATTGCTTACCATCTATAGGGTTTATAAAGGCATTGTAGTTAAACCTGTCTGTAACAATGATGTCATTATTCTCGTCTATTTTAGCGTTAAACTGACCCAGCATTAATTTTAATTCATTAATTGGTTGATCACCACTTGCTAAAGCGTTTATTATCTCCTTTGCACCAGAGCCGCCCCTTTGATTTACACTTATACCACCTTGTTTGTATATATCCTTACTAATAGTGACAGAACCTTTTTCAAGAATACCTTCATCCATAACTATTTTTTTCATAAGGTCTAGCGCAGGTTGTGAGAAAACCTCTGCCCCTGCTTTGTTTTGTCTACTTACAAGACGATCTCCAAAAGGAAGCTGTGCAATAGGATTAAAGTATTGTAACTTACCACCAAACATTATGTCATTCATAAAGTTACGCCCAACAGGAGATAGTACAGCTTTAAAAACATCTGTTGCAAACGCAGCTTCATCTTGCACACTTTCAGGCAACATAGGGATTATACTAGATTTAATCACCTTAATCTCTTGGTCTTCCATATCAACAGACTGCCTACCTGACAGGGCTGCATTCATAGCGGCTGCAGTATTCTCACCCACTATAGCATCAGCTTTAAGGTCTTGATCTTTTTGAAACTGTCGTATAGCGGCTCTAGTCTTAGTACCTATAATACCATCAATAGCACCTACATCGTAGCCTAACTCTAGTAGTGCTTTCTGTACGTCTAGCTTCTCTTCTTTGCTTTTCTTAATGTTGCCCGATACAGTTAGAGCGTCTGGGGGGGTGGTTACATCCTCAGGTAAAAGCTCTGATGCTTTAATATTATATGTTTCTTTATAGGCTTCATATGTTTTAGGTCCGAATGTACCGTCAGCTTTAAGGCCTTTATCTTTCTGAAACTGTTTGATTGCAGCCTGTGTCCTTGGCCCCATAGCGCCGTCTATTTTACCTACGTCATAACCTCTGCTTGACAGCATATTCTGTATATCTCTAGTGTTAAGATCAAAGAGAGAAGACATCTCTGGCCCCCTAGAGGCCTCTATTATTTGATTACTGTCTCGTTCTTTTGGGCTAAGAATAGATGTCTCAACATCGTACAACAGTTGCTGTGTTTCTAGATCAGCAAACTGCATTGGTTTTCTAGTTGCAGGTGAAGCAGACAAAACAGTTTTAATATCAGACATGATACTGTCTAGTTCATCATCTGGCACAACAGACTTAACTCTAACCTTAGACCCTCTAGAGTTTCTATTAAGTCTAGCTAAGTCCGTAGCTGTAGTTTTAAATTTACCATCTAAACTTCTTGCGTCTGTTTTTAGATCAGATAATGGTATCTCAATCCCTTCATCAGGTGAGTCATCATAGCTTGCCATTTCGTTGATGAAGTTAGTGGTTGTTTCAGTAGCGGTAGGCTTAGCAGGTTCTAAGTCCTCTGGCCTAGCTCGTGGTCTAGTCGTGGGCGCACCTAAACCAGATGGCCTAGCTCTAGGACGTACTGTTTTTTCTTGCTGTTCTTCAGCGAAGATACCAGCCAATATATTTCGTATTACTTGATCAAAGCTAGACATTATCTTAGTCAACCCCCTTAGTTATATACGCAGTAATGACACTAGACAAGAAGCTACCTGCAGCAGTACTGTAAGCTGTGTCTTCATCTGCATCTCTCTGTATCTCTGCCTTAACTAACTCGTGGTCACGATCCATTTGTTTCTCAGAGCTAGTCCACGCAAAGTCTAGCAGGTCACGCTCCTGTTGCCACAACTCAGCCAAACCTTGTATGGTCAGATTGTTAGCCGCCATAACCTCTGTCATGTTAGCCTCATTGAGTGCAGCAGTATTAGCTGTAGCAATAGTCTGTCGCCACACGGTGTTGGCTTGTGCAATAACCAGTTCGTTCTGTGCGTTAAACATATCACGCTGATTGTCAAGCTCAGCTTGGAACTTAGTCATGGTGTTCTTTTCACCTGCGTTGAACTGCTCCATAGCGTTAGCCTGTGCATTATTAAATTGCTGCACTTGCGTAGCTATACTTTCATAGAACTGATTAACTTGGTTAATGCTTTCAGCGTTAAACTGTAGTTGTGCATTTTCTGCAGCCTGATCTGAGAATACGCTCTGTACAAGAGACTGCGCCTCAAACATTACAGCTTGTTGTTCATTATCTAAGTTAGCCATGTCCGTCTGTAGGAATGCTTGTGCTTGCTGAGCCTGTGCTTGTTGTCTGTTGTTGAGGTTAGCCATGTCAACGTCTGTGAGTGCAGCACAATCAGCTAATAGTTTAGCTTGCCCATTATTGAGGTTAGCCAAGTCTACGGACATAGCCATCTCAGAGTTACGCAGTGCTCTTGTCTGCGACTCTGTAAAGTTCATGTTAGCAATCTCAGCAATACGCTCAGACTTAATTACAGCAACCTGTTGTTTGTTGGAAAGCTCTTGCCCTTTCATCGCAGCTTCGATCTGGGCGTTAGCTAGAGCAGTAGCTTGACGATTAGAAAGGTCAGCCATATCAACAGTCATCTTGTTAGACATGTTGAAGATAGCTGTCTGTTGCTCGTTGTTAAGTTCTATCTCACGTTCAGACATTTGATTAGAGATATTGAATAGGGCAGTCTGCTGTCTGTTATCTAAGACACGACCTTCCATAGCTGCACGAGATACAGCGTCTTGGATGAACGCTTGCTGTCTGTTTGTAGCGTCCTGCATGTTTGTTTCAAATGCTTGGGTACTCTCAATCACAGCCATCTGCTGATCATTAGTCAACTCTTGGCCCATCATTGCAGCTTTGACTTGTAGGTTAGATAAGGCAGTCTGCTGTGAGTTAGACAGGTTAGCCATCTCTACTTCTAGGTTCTGGCTGGACTTCAAGATAGATGTCTGTTGTCTGTTAGTTAGGTTGATGTCATTTACTGCAGCATATCGTGCAGCATTTGCGATAGCTACGTTAGCACTGATGTCTAGCTCTTGGCCTTGTAGTGATGCCTTAAACTGTGCAGTAGCAAGAACAGCTTCTTGTTCGTTGCTAAGATTGTTTAACTGTAAGTTAGCATTGTTCATGCTGTTCTGTATACGTATAGCCTGTTCGTTGGATAGGTTAGTCAACTCAAAGTTCTGTGCTGCAGAAGCATTAGCAAGAGCAACAGCCTGTGCATTACGAACATTCTCCATATCCATTACAGCAAAGGTAGCAGCATCAGACTGTGCGATAGGGATAGACGCTTCCATAGCGGCCTGTACGATTGCAGCACCTGCCATAGAGCTACCAGCTAGACCACGAGCAGCCATAGCCGCATTAGCTTTACGTAAAGCACCTGCAGCCCACGGTGGCGTACCATCGTCAAACTGCTTCATAAGTTTTTCCATTTGATACGCAACAGTAGAAGAGGCAGACACCTCGCCTTTTACAGCCTTAGCTTCTAGCTGTTGTGTAAACGTAGCAGTTGCAGCCTTTGCAGTAGAGGCTTCGTTAAGAGCTTCCAATGTCTTAGCTGTGACGATAACTTCTTCACCATTAAGGATGTCATTTACATCAGCTATTTCATCAGCACCAACAGATGTTTGTTCTGCTGTTACTTCAGGTACAAACTCAGACTTCTTTTCATCTGCAGTTGCATACTCATCAAAACTTGCAGCATCTTCTACTTTGCTCTTCTCGATTTCTGCAACTTGAGAGGGTGGTAGGTTGTAGTCTACTTTAGCGTCTGCTTCTGGTGTTGTAGTTTCAAACTTAGCAGCCTCTGCTTCAGGTATGTCACCCTTAAACCTTGCAGCCTCTGACTCAGTGTACTCATCAAAGAGTGCAGCAGTAGGTGTTTCACCAGCCTCAAGAGACCTTTTAAGTTCAGGTATTTGACGTATTACATCTAGAGTTTCTGCGTCAAGGTCTAACTGAGCTAAGTCTTCAGGTAGCATAGTTTCAGCAGTCATTAGAGCTTTATCTGAGGGTGTACCTGTAGCTGCAGATAAGTCTTCTAGGGCTGTCTTTACTTTAGTTTGTGATGTTACAGCGTTATAAAGTGCAGGATCAAGTGTGCCTATAGGCTGAACTATGAACTCTTGTCTTAATACACTAAATGCATCGGCTGCTGAGACAATACCATCACCATCTGCATCATAACGAAGGTCCACTTCATCTAAACCTACCACCATACGAAGCGCTTTTTTTGCATGGTCCTCTGGTGTCATAAGTTCAGGTTTACCCAGCACCTCAATTGGTGGAGCAATATCGGCTAACTTTGTTACTAAAGTTTGCTGATCAGCTACCTGACCTGTTGTACTATCAATAAGCTGATTGTCTTTTATTTCTAAGCCATACACGGTAGGCTGTGATAGGATAGCGCTAGGTGTAGATATAGCTTTACCTAAGGCTTCACCAGTAGAAGGTACGTCTGTAGTCTCAAACCTTTTTTGGGCTGTGCTTACAGCAGCTTGCGTTTGTGTAGCTGTTAGGTCAGCATCGTCTACTGCTTTTTGTAAAGCTTCATAAGCGGCCTTGTCTTCGTCAGACGCATCCTCTGCAGGTATAGTTGCACCACTCAGAGCTAGTTGTGCATCTGTTAAAGCACCCATAGAAGTGCTGTAGGCTTTCTGTGCTTCGTCTAAACCTGTAGCTGCCTCAGTAACCTCAGGTGTTTTTGTGCCTTGCTTTAATACGAAGTCAGGCTTTTCAGTTGTCTCTGGTGGCTGTTCCTCTTGTTCTTCTTGTTGTTCCATAGCACCTTCACTACCTTCAGCAAAGCCTGATGGGGCTAGGGGTTCACCTTCTACACGTTGTCTAGCAATATCTGTGTAGCGTCCTATCTTAGCAGCAGCACGAGGGCTAGACGCTAAAAATGCATCCATCTCATCCTTCTGTGCTGGGCCTGTAAAGCCCATCTCTTTAAGGAGAGTATGTGTTTGCTGATTGGTAAAAC